TACCTTTTTCCATATTACTGCCCACCCGCTAAAGATTGGAAGTCAAACGGTTTACTATCGTAAGAACGATAGTAAATCCGTTCTAATTTTAAGGCTTTATACTCTTCTGCTTCAAGCATTTGCTTAAATTTAGCTAAAAGATTAGCCTAAGAAAAATCTCTCTCTTCATAGAGCGGCTTTACGTTTTCCCAAGTTAAGATAGTCCTATTCAGCCACTCACATTTCATATAAGTAGCTAAAATCTAAATTTCTTCGTTACTTAAATCTTCATCAAAGCCGTAGTCCCCTCGGCTAAAAGAAGTTCTTGGAAACTTAAACCAAGGTATCGCGCCTTCTAGTAATGCACGTAGGTCCTATTTTACCTCTTCCTCGGTCCAATAACCCCATTCATCATCTAATATCTTAGATAAGAACGCATCGTACACTACATCATACGGAGTCATATATTAAGCCTCCTTTTTATCTTCTACAGCGTCTTTCTAATTTTCTTCGATAATTTTTAAAATACTAATATTTACGCGGTCTTTAATATACATAGCCTTTTCAATACTAGGCAAAATATTATTGGTAATCGCATACTGCGCGAGCAACACTACCTAATCATCTGAGACTTTTTCAAGACCTTCCTTAAAATCACGGAATGGCATTACACTAAGATATCTCTTCATCTGCGCTTCGTTTAATACAATAATATTAACGGGCTCTTCCGCATCTTCCGGCTCAAGTCCAAATTCCTTCTTAACTTCCATGTTTTCTGTATAAAGAATACCTTTCTTAAACATGTTGCGCGCGCCATTGTTGTACATCATGGCTTCAAAAATATCGTGATTTACTGTGAATTTATCTCCACGCTTTTCCCAAGTGTGCTTAAAATGAATGTCTGGTAATGTAATACCAACCTGCGCATTAATTGTACTAGTAATAACAATTTTTCCTTCCATAATAGAATTCTCCTTTTAACTCCTTAGAATTTAAAAAATGGGGAAGGAAGTTTTCTTCCTTCCCCAAATTATTTAATTTAATTATATACCATAGGGATTGTAGACGTTAGCATTGCTAATGTCTTCGTTCTTATAGATGCCCCAGTTGTTGTAGGAGAGGATGGCGCATCCCATCTTCTTCCAAACATGGATTTCCATAGAATTATCATAGTTGTTATGGTCCTTAATCTGGGTCTCACCCTCGAGAACGACCTTTACGACCTTCTCACCACCGGTGGGGAGAACGTAAGCGACAGATGGGTCAATCCAGACCTTAGTGTCTGTCTCATCAACATAGGACTGAGGAATCTGAACAATAGGAGTGCCTCTGAACAGATTTACATAGCCAGTATTGTGAATAGCATCAATATCCTGGGGATGATAGACACCACCATAGTTGCCAGAAGCGGGAACGGGAACGATAGCATCAGGACCCATCGCAGCAACGAACTCAGAAGGCGCAAAGATTACGGCACCATTGCCATACTGCTTGGCAAGAGCGCAAAGCTTAAACATCTTATCAGTATCGAAACCATTCTGGTCAACAACTGTGGCAACAGGACGAGTAACATTCAGAGAAGCGATAAGGGCTTTCTGAACCTCAAGGAAAATAGCATCGCTAAGACCCTCAACGATAATGTCCATTAACTCGGCCATATCTTCGGCGCCATCAAGATAGCGGCAGAAGTCGATGGTGGCCGCACCACCAACAGCACCCATCTTAATTTCGAAAGTCTTCTCATCAAGACGGAACGCTTCATATACACCAGAGAGACCAACCTGAGTCAGGAACTTCTTGGCGCGCATCTTACCAGTGCGGGTCTTAAACATAACTTTCTGACCCTGGGGTACACTCTGAATCTCAGCAAACTGGCCAAGCAGAGCAATAGTCTTCTCAGGAATGACCGCATCAGCAGTCTTAATTATAATATCATAGATATCATAGCGATTCCGCATAAACTCGTTAACGGAACCAGCCATCTTGCGAAGTTCTCCACGCAGAGCGTCTTCAACATTCTGATAGGAGAAATCGGCGGGAGCTTCACGCTTAGCAGCATAAAGAGCTAAATCATAAATCTTCTGTTCCATATTCTTATCCTCCTTCAAAATTACGCCTATACGCAGACTAACTGCACACCGTAAGTGCCATCAGGCATAGTGAAACCATTACGAACCTTCATGACGGGGCCGTAAGAGGGCTTTGTGGCACTCAGCTTGTGAGAACCATCAGTAGAAATACCAGCATAAACAGCTGTAGTAGCAGCCGCATCAATAGCGGTCTTCAAGGCTGCCTCAGTAGCAAATTCAGTGCTATCATAGGACAGACAATTTGTGGTGTACCTATCACCAACGGCGAGGTAACCAAGACGAGGTAAGAACATATCATTCTGGAAGTTCTTAAGAGCACGAGCTCTCTCGTCATACATATGCTCAGAGCTATAAACCAGAGCAACAGGCTCGGCTTCGGTGGCGCCAGGAAGGCGTACTTCGCGCTTTACTTCGTCAACAACGAGTAACATACCATTTTCGAGAGCCTTGCTAGCAAAATCAGTGGCATTGGGCTTGCACTGAGCAGCAACACGACCATCCCGACGGAACGCAACCTGGTTTAATTCGACCTGACCATAACCGTCAATAACTAATCTTGTTAAAGCCATTTTATATTCCTCCAAAGAATTTACTTTTTATATTGAGTCAAAAGCTCACGCAAATCGCCCTACGAGCCATTATCACTCATGGGAATAAATTCCGGTGTTTGCGTAAAGATAGAGAAATTAGAGTTCTTCAGCGCATAAGCTAAATCCTTATCCAGACTAATTACATCAGCGTATTCATCAACTCTCTTTGTAAAGTCTTCAATAGTATCTTCATTAAGAACAGACTCATAAGACTTAATAACCGCTAACTTTTTCTCCTTCTCGGAAGCAGCTTTATACTCTCTTAAACTATTAACTTCTTCTTCTAACACAGAAAACTTATCGCTTAACTCAGCGAAATTTGTTTCCGTAGTTTCTTTCTCTGTATTCAAAGTAGAGATACTATTCTCTAACTCTGAAATTTTGGTGCTATATTCGCTAATTTCTTCATCGCGCGCCTTCAAATCTTCGATGGCCTTCTGACCGGCTTCATAGGCTTCACTCAACAGTTCAAAAGAACCTGCCGCAGTCCGCAGACCATCAACGAGGGCCTTTTCGCTCTCACTAAGGTCCATCATAAACCGCACAGAGAAGTCTCCTAACTCAACTGTATCAGTTTCATCATTCTTAGTATAGGTAACGCGCTCATAGCGATTATATTCATAATTATACACAAGGGCATATTCATCCCAAATATCTAAAATACTATAAGAGATTTCCCAGCCGCCCTCTTCATTATAACGTGTATTTAATAAAGTCCAGATGGCATCAAATTTTTCCCTATCAGAAACTTTAAAATTCAATTCCATTTTTGATTTTCCTCCATAGGAATACTTTAAAACATATGCGTTTAACTACTCAATAATTTTCGTTAACTGCTTTATTCCTTCCTCTGCGTTCTAAACGGTGAAGAAAGAAGCACCTTCAAAACAAGGCTCAACCGCGTCACCAAGAACTTGTAAACCAAAAAAGGCGCCATCAGTAAATTTAAAATACCGAGAACCCTAATATATAATCCACTCACCACTTATAGAAGGTGGATATAATTCCATAGACTAAGACTTGCCAACAATTTCTCCGGCTTCTTTATACATCGCAGTATAAAGATAAACATCGCAAGTCGCATAAACGCGTGCTACGCCATCTTCGTCTATATTGGTTTCCCAAGCAAAATTATTATCTACTGGAACAACACCATAAATACGTCCATAGTTATTGTCCGGCCCATGGTCTAAGTAATCACCCTGGCCCGCGTCATAAATTCCTTTAACCGGCGCATAAGGAAGCGTAGAAATTAATTTCTCCGCAAATTCATCCGTAATATACGAACCATTCCTATTCGCACCCTTATAAAAAATCCGAACGCGCGCCTTGGACAGAGTAGGAGTAATTTGTTCTAAAATACTATAAATTGTTACCGGGAACTCAAAACAAGGTTTATCTTTCATTATTCAGAGCCTCCCTAAGCATCTAGTGAAATTTCGTTTGCTATAGTTTTATCAGATTTCTAGTCGTCCGGCAAACGAGGACGACCGACGTCTGCAGAAGACTAAGTATAGGAAGATTTTAATGGTATTAGCTATTCTCCTAATTTATATACATTATTCTCTATTTCTTTAATATTAATTAAGTCTCTTTGACTAATTCCCATAGCTAATGCGGGCAAGATATAGCTATATCCATTCTGCGCGAGCTTAAGAGCATCAGAAATATAAGTAGACTCATTATAATATGTAATATCTAAAATAGAATACTTAAATGAAATAGAACTATTTCCGTACTTATCATTTAAAAGAAAACTAATAAAATTACTATATTTATTACCTAATACCATCATTAACGCGGTATCATTTTTAATAGAAGTCTCAATAGAAAGATTTCCAGTCGCCGCAAATAACTAACTAGTAGTCCCCGCTTCGCTATAAACATTCTATAAATTCTTCTCTAAATTATTTTTCGTCGAATCATTCGATGTATTAGATACAATCGCATCGACGTCCGCATAGGTTGTAAGAACAGAAACATTTTTGTTTCCTCTCATCATCCCAACGGTGCCTTTATGTATTTCCGCTGCCTCAAGTGGCTCAAACAAAAGGCCGCCATCAGTAAGATGGGGAATTTTCTGAACAATAATCTTTCTTATTTCTTCTAAATCTCTTTCTCTTTCTGTCTCAACCGCATTATCATAATTGATTGCCGCAGGGATAACACTTAAAAAGAAAGGACGTCCATCAAATAACTAAAAACAAACCCCAATTTTCGCTGGAATAATAACCCAAGGGTCATTTTTCGACACTGTACCTTTTACCCATTTCCGATAATAAGAAGTAATTACCTTAGGATATACTTTCAAAGCATATTCTTTCATACTATCATCTGATATACTATCAAAGTATGAAACATTAAACTCAATTATATCGTTCCCAAGCCAATCCTTCATACGAGTGCGGCAATATGAGAAAGGTAAATCCATAAGTACAAAATTATTTTTTTCGCTACTTAAAATAATACCATAGTAAATACCATTTACTAAGACCCTATAGCTTATTTCAGTAAATAGAGTAGAAGTTTTTATATCTTCTACGAAATCTACCGCCTTATTATACTTTTTTGTAATGCCTGGAGTGGAGAGATTTTTAGTCTTATCACTATTGGGAATAACAAGACCAGTATATTTTAAAAGCGTTGCATAATAAGTAATAATACGACGATAAAGACCGTCTTTATAAAAATAATTCTATGATAATATTTGTTGCTAAAGTCTTGAACCTGAATTTATAATTGCGGCTACTTCTTCAATTGTGTAGTTTTTAATTTTTTGA